CTTGGTGGACCTAAAGCAGATTCAGGATTAACTGGTAGAAAAATTATAGTTGATACATATGGTGGTTACTCTAGACATGGCGGAGGTGCCTTCTCAGGAAAGGACGTAAGCAAAGTTGATCGCAGTGCGGCTTATTATGCAAGATACGTAGCAAAAGCGGTTGTAGGGGCAGGTTTGGCGACACACTGCGAAGTCTGTTTAAGCTATGCAATTGGTGTTGCAGAGCCAACTAGTATTTTAATTAATACCTTTGATACTGGAGTAACATCAGATCAAGAAATTACAGAGTTAGTTCATGAAGTATTTGATTTTAGACCAGGTGAAATGAAAAGAGAACTTAAACTAGATAATGTGAAGTTTAAACAAGTAGCAACCTATGGTCATTTTGGTAGAGAAGATTTAGATGTTCCTTGGGAAGATGTAGATCATAAAATTGAAGAACTACTAGAATTATATGAAAAAGCCTAAGATATTACATAACTTCTATAAATCAACTGTATGGCAAGTAGCGAGACAAATTAAGTACCAAGAACAAAATGGTAAGTGTGAACGGTGTGGTAGGGTTGGTGAAGAAGTTCATCATAAGATTAGATTAACAATCCATAATGTAAAGGATCCAACGATTAGTATTAACCAAGAAAACTTAGAACTTCTATGTAAAGACTGTCACAACAAAGAGCATAAAAGATTTACAAAAGAAAAAGAATTTGATAGTGATGGGAACTTAATTCCAAGATAACCTCGTATTTGTATTATAACTTTGATATAATAATTTAAGATGAGGTGATAGAAATGAGTGAAACGATAAAAACACCACTTGATATAATAGGTGACTTGCAAAGCCTATTTTATGATGATTTTAATAATATGAAAGAATTGATTTCAAAAGATATTTTATCAGAAGTTAATGATGTCGATCTAATATTTTTTGACAAACTATTTGTCACAGAAAAAAATATTGATGCAATCTACAATAAAGATTTATATAAAGAAACAAGAGGAAAAAGAGCGGTTTATATTTTTAAGATAATTAAAGATTTGCATTTTAATCATAGTATTTACATTCAGAAAGCAGCTCCACCTAGAGACTTGAATCTGAGAGATTATTCTATTAACGATATATTATATGTAGGTAAATCACTTTCAGTTGGACCAAGGATAAGAGAACATCATAGTGAAACACCCAGTGATACGAGTTCACTAGTTTTAGGGTCATCTAAGAGGTCATTTCTCATAGGAAATTACAGACTATATATTTTTTCCTTAAAAAAAGAATATGTTTCAACGGGAAAACATCCTTTTATATTTGAAAAGTTAATTCTTAGCGGAGTAGAATCAATTCTACACGAGAAATTATTACCGAAATTAGGTAGTTCAAGGACCTAACCCCCCTATCTAATCATAGAATTTAGCAATGGGTACCGCGTAGGGGGACGTTTAAAATACGCGAGGCAAAAATTTTGAAATTCATGAAAATTGTAATGGATAGGAGGGGTCAAAAAATGGACATAATGTCAAAATTAAATTATAGTTATGGTTTGATTTACTATGGCTTAGGAGATTTGTCTACCAATTGGGAACTAAGTTTTCTAGTTGATAATAAAGAGTCGATTATTAAACTAACTAAAGATTATAAATATAAAGGTGTAAAGAATATAGATCATTATATTGATTATCTTTGGCTTAAAAAGATGACTAGTTTGAAAGAAGCATTACCCTACTTAGAAAACACAGAAAAGACTCCTGTGTTGGAAGAGTTAATCGAGAATTTAAATTTAGCATATGAAAAATTTAAAATTAGTGATTTGAATAAATATTTGTCTGAAAATTATAAATATGTATTTGATTTTGATAGCGAAGAACACTATGTTCACGATATGGAAATGATGACTATTAAATATATATTTACTAACTCGAATAGTTTTAATGAAGATTGTTTTGATTATATTGAAAAGAAATACTGGCATGTAATAGTTGATGAATTTGAAAATTATATCAATTTCTATAAAAAAAATCTTGATAGATTTAAAGCTAATATATTAAACGAAGAAATAGCAATTAATAATATAAAAAACTATGGAAGAATTTTTAGACTTTTGGAAATCTGCAAGAGAAATCCTTTTGAAGATTATTTGAATAGTGTGGTTAGCAAGCTTTCTGTAGAAGTAATCAAAATGACTAAGGATATTAATCTAGACAACTATTTAGAAGTTATTGTGTATTTTGAACAAGCTGAAAAGATTGCGAAACTATATAAAGTTAAAGAAGCATATGATTTCGAGAAATTAAAACCTCAGTTAAATGAAAAAAATAATGAATATTTAGAAAAAAGAGGTCACAAGTTTACTTCAGAACCTATTGATTTGAAGAAAGCAGTCGACGAGTTGAAAAACCGAAAAGTACCTGATTTGATAAATTTCATGACATTGACACATAAATATGATTCCAAAAGTAAGAAGTTTGTATCAATCTTTGATGATATAATGACTTCTCCTATATCGTTAGTTGATCACGTTACAAATATAGGTATTCCTAAAGATAATTATTTCATTCCATCCAGATTGCACAACTTGAGTTTTTCTTTTGATTTATTTACGCATTACATTTATCTATGCTTAACTGATGATGATTTACAAGAGCGAATTGTAAAAAACTATCATAATGTTTTATCTAACTTAGTTGACGAAGATATAATTAGGCAAAGTGAGCTTGAAGAATACTTGGGCATGTGTAATTTATTTAACTCCTTACTTCAGATGAAAACAGAAGACAAATTTGTTAAAAAGTCAATAGCATACTCATTATCTATGCTGATAGGAGTATACATTGAAAAACTCTTAAGATCTATTTATATAAGTAAAATGTCTCGTGAGGACTATATTGAAGTAAATAGACTTTCTTTAAATGCGTTATTGAATACCAAGGAGTTAGAGGAATGTTTGGGATCGCATCTACAAAAGGTTCTTGAGTACAAGCTGACATATAAGAGAAATACTAGGGTTGGTGAAAATATAAGAAATGAACTAATGCATGGTTCGGACTCGCTTTACACGAGTATGAATATTGGATATCCATCACTTATGTTTTATTTGTTGGTAGCAGTACTGAATGCTATAGCTAAAAATTATATAAAATTTTCAGATAAGGAATAATTGGGAATAGATGATTAATGAAGAATACAAGCGGCTGAAGTCGCTTTTTTCTTTGGTTGATGAAACCAAGAAAGAATTAGTAGATAATTTAATATATCAAGCAGCTTTTATGAAAGTTGAACTCACTAAACTTCAAGAGCAAATGATAAAATATGGCGCAATCCAAATCTCAAGTAAAGGTGCACAACGTCAAACAGAAGCAGCTAAATACTACACTAAACTTGTTAATTCATATGGTACAGTAATAAAGACTTTGAACTCAATTCTAGGAACACAAGTAAATGATGGAGATGATGCTTTTGATGAATTTCTTAAGAGAGCCAGTGAATGAACTATCTAGTTGAATATTACAATGAGATACAAAAAGGTAATATTCTAGTTGGCGAAGAACTCAAAAATCAAATAGGTAAGCTAATTACTGATCTAGATAATCCTAGATATAGCTTTGATGAGAAACCAGGAAACTTAAGAATTGATTTCATTCAAACATTCTGTAAACATACTAAGTCACCTTTCAATGGACAACCATTTATTTTGGAGTTGTGGGAGAAAGCAATCATTCAAACCGCGTATGGTTTTAAAATCGCTGAGACAGGGTTAAGACGATTTAATGAAGTTATATTGTTGATTGCACGTAAAAACGGTAAAACAACATTTATTGCTGGATTAGATCTTGCTGAGTTCTTTTTATCTAGAGGTGGTGTTGATATAGTCTGTGCTTCGAATACTACTGAACAAGCAAATATCCTCTTTGAAGAGATAAACAATATGAGAGAACAGTCCCCCTCTTTATCCAAAGACACTAGAAGCAAGAAGAATATTTTCTTTATCTATTCACCAAAAACTAAAAACAAGATAAAAAAGTTATCTGCTCAATCAAGAAATAAAGATGGTTATAACATTGAAGTTGGTTGTATTGATGAAGTTCATGAAATGACTGATTCTAAAGTTTATGATGCTATTAAGCAATCTCAATCAACAAAAAAGGAACCGTTAATATTTATCATAACCACCGAGGGAACAACCGTTGGTGGTTTTTTAGATAGTAAATTAGATTATGCTAGAAAGATGATTAAAGGTGAAATAGAAGATGAGAGAGTTTTACCTTGGTTATATACTCAAGATTCAGCTAAAGAAATCTATGATGATCCTAAGACATGGCAAAAATCTAATCCTAGTTTAGGTGTGGTTAAAACTTCATCATACTTAGAAGATGTTATGAATAAATCAAAACATGATTTATCAACAAGAGTTACAATGCTTTGTAAGGACTTTAACATCAAACAGGCAGATTCTGGATCATGGTTATCTTATGATGATCTAAACAATGAAGAAAGATATAACCTAGATGATTTAAGAGATAGTTATGCTATTGGTGGTGTAGACTTATCATCAACAACAGATTTAACAGCTGCAGTCTTAATAGTCCAGAAAAAAGATAGAAACAAGAAGTTTGTGATTCCACATTTCTTTATGCCCAGTGAAGTATTAGATAAAAGAATCACTGAAGATAATGTCCCATATGACATCTGGATAAAAAAAGGCTTTGTCACATTAACAGAAGGCAATCAAAATGACTTTAGTCTTGTAACAAAGTGGTTTATGAAGATGATTCAAACCTATGGTATAAGACCTCTTTGGGTAGGATATGATCCTTGGAACTCGCAGTACTGGATCAAAGAGATGGAAGACCTAGGGTTTAACATGGAAAAAGTTAGACAAGGTATTTACTCATTATCAGAACCCATGAAACAGATGGAAGCTGACCTTAAAAACAATCTATTAGTTTATGATAACAATCCTATACTTAAATGGTGTTTATCTAACACACAAGCTAAAGTTGATTTAAATGGAAATATACAGCCTTCAAAACTTAATTCTAAGTATAAAAGAATTGATGGAACAGTGGCTTTAATTATTGCATATGCTGTTTTAAATAGATATAAAATAGATTTTGAAAACATGTTATAATATTGTTATAATTTACTTTTTTAGATTACTATACAGTTAAATATATAAAGAACAAAAGGAGTCAATGATGGGAAAACGTAAGTTAATACTTGATGAAAATATTGAAATTGAAGATGAAAAAAATTCAAGCAAACTCAATAACCACGGATATAATTCTTTAGAGGAAGCCATACAAGCTGGGTACACTTTTTCGTTTTTTGATAAGACAATTTTTCGTGATGCAAATGTTAAAGCATATATTTATTCAAACGAGAATAGTAATCATCATAACCCACACGTTCATATAACTATTGATAAAGAGAAAGATTTTGTTATTTCATTAATCGATTGCTCATTAATTAAACCTGATAAAGAAAGTAAGTTATCTAGAGTAGCTACTAAACTGACATTTGAAAAAATACAGTATTTTAGAAAAGAATGGAACGCTTCATCATCATTATTAAAGTTTAAAGTTCATGAAGGAAATTTTACAAGTGATTTAATTAAAAAAGAGGAATTTTCTAATGCCAATATTTAAACGAAAAAACAAAACAGGTTCAATCGATGCCTTGCAAATCATCAACAACACTAACACATTTTATACACCTTTTGGAACAAACATTTCTAAGAGTGATGTCGTTAAGATTTGTATTGATAGAGTGGCCAGTCAATGTGCAAAACTAAAACCAAGATATATTAAAATAGAAAACGATAAGACAGTATCCGAGAAAAGCGGAAAGCTGTCTTTTCTTTTGAAGCATAAACCCAATGAAATCATGACACCCTATGATTTTATCTATAAGGTTATTACGACATTATTACTTAACGATAATGCCTTCATTTATCCTAGATTTGATAAATATACAGGACACCTTATAGGTCTTTATCCTCTTAAACCCATTACGGTTGAAATAGTAATAGATCAGAGTGATCATTACTATATAAAATTCTTATTTGAAAATGGTGATTCCTATATACTGCCTTATGAGAATATCATTCATTTGAGAAAACACTATGGACAAAATGATATCTTTGGTGGTAATGGATCAAGTGGAGATCATGAAGCAATCCTTAAAACCATCTCAATCAATGATAGTTTGTTACAAGGGATAGATAATGCAATTAATTCATCCATGCAGATTAAAGGAATTGTTAAGATGAACGGGATGTTATCAGAAGCAGATAAGAAAAAACAACGAGAACTCTTTGATAGTGCGCTTTCTGATTCGGTTAACAATAAAGGTAGTTCTATTATTCCAATTGATTTAAAGAGTGAATATATCCCATTAGATGTCGATCCAAAACTGATAGATAAAGATACGTTGGAATTCTTACAGTCAAAGATCCTAGATTACTTTGGTGTATCAGTTCCCATATTTACAAACAAGTACACAGAAGATGAATATAACTCGTTTTACGAATCAACCATTGAGCCTTTAGCTATTCAACTTAGCGAGGCTTTTTCTATAGGTTTACTAACTAATAATCAATTAGAACGTGGTGAAGAGATTGTATTTTTTAGTGAAAGATTACAATATGCTTCATGGAATACAAAAGTTACTGCTATTGAAAAGCTTATGAGCTTAGGAATTATGTCTTTAAATGAATCAAGAGCATTATTAGGTTTAGAACCCATTGAAGGTGGACACAAACGCCTTCAATCATTAAATTTTGTTGATGCTGATAAAGCAAACTTATATCAAGTTGGATCTAAGGAGGAAGAAGATCATGAAAGTAACGATTAATGGAAAAATATCAAATGAAGCATTAAAAAGTATTTTAGAAACGCAAAAAGACAAGACAAGAACTATTACTGATTTTTGTAAGAAAGAAAAACTAGAAACATTCTCATATAAAGACTCTGAACTTGAGTTTGATTATGAACAAGAAGTGAAACCTAAACAAACAAAAAAAGTAGAGGTGAGAGATCATGATAAAGGAAACTAGACTTGCAGAAGTAAGCCTTCATGAGGATGAAGGCAAGATGATTTTGGAAGGCTATGCGCTAGTTTTTAATCAAGAAACCTTAATCGGTGATGAAACTTATGGTTTTATTGAAGAAATATTACCTACTGCGTTAGAGGAAACCAAAATGAAGGATGTTCCTATGAAATATAATCACATGGACTCCTTTTTAATTATCGCTAGGACAAAGAATAAATCACTTGAACTCACAGTTGATCATATTGGCCTCAAAGTAAGATCTGAGCTCTTAGATACAAGTCATAATCAAGATATTTATAAGATGGTTAGAAGCGGACTTTTAGATAAAATGAGTTTTGCATTTACGGTTGATGAGCAAGTATGGAACCGTGAAGGTGACATTCCAAAAAGAACCATTACGAAGATAGAAAGATTGTATGATGTGTCGGTTGTGGATACACCTGCATATGATGCAACCTCTATATACGCTCGTTCTTTAGAGTCCATGGAATTGGAACTGAAGACTATGGAGTTAGAAGAGCAAAAAGAAAAATCGAATCTAATCAAAAAACGCATCAAAATTAAATCAAAAATCTAAGGAGAGATTAAATCATGAATTTAGAATTAAGAAGAAAAGAAATTGAATCAAGATTAAAAGAAATTAGAAGCTTAGTTGATTCTGAAGCTGATCTAGAAAAGCTAGAAGCACTAGATACAGAAACAACAACCCTTCAAGAAGAAAGAGCATCGATTGATAAGAAGATGGCCATTACTTCTAAAACAGAGTTTAAACCGATTCAAGTCGATAACCGTCAAATGGTCGATAAAGAAAAACTAGAAACAAGAGGACAAAGCTTAAAAGAAAGCAGAGTCATTCAAGTATCAAGTTCTGAGATCTTACTTCCTGATCACACGTCAACGAATCTTGCACCAGTTCCATTTGCTCAAGTGTCAAGCCTAGTTGATCGTGTGAATGTTATTAATTTAAATGGCGGTGAGACTTACAAGAAATCATTTGTTAAATCAAATGGCATTGCTGGAACGACTGCAGAAGGTGGAGCTTACTCAGAAACAGAACCTTCATTTGGGTATTTAACTATCTCAAAAGTTAAAATCACTGCTTATACAGAAATTACTGAAGAGTTAGAAAAACTCCCTTCCATTCCTTACCAAGCAGAAGTCTTAAGAAACATTAATATTTCACTTAAAAAGAAAATCAGTGAACAAATCTTACGTGGTGCTGGAACGACTAATACATTCACTGGTATTTTTAGTGAAGCCGCAGTGGCACTTGCGGATAAAGCAGCGCTTGAAATAGAAGCGATTACGGATTCAACTTTAGATGACATTGTCTTTGCTTATGGTGGGGATGAAGAAGTCGAAGGTGGCGCAGTTCTTATTTTAAATAAGAATGACTTGCGCGCATTTGCTGGACTTAAAACTCAAGAAGGTCGTAAAGTTCACTCAATTGATTATGTCAATAAAACGATTGATGGTATTCCATATATCATTAACTCACACTGTAAAGCAATCTCTGATAGTAATACAGTCGCAGGTGAATATGGTATCGCGTATGGTGCCCTTAAAAACTATGAAGTACCAGTGTTCTCACCGGTAGAAATTGGTAAATCAACAGACTACAAATTCAAAGACGGCATTATCAGTTATAAAGCGTCAGTCTTTACTGGTGGTAACGTTGTCGGTTATAACGGTTTCTTACGTATTAAAAAGAAAGCTGCACCTGCAGGATAATATTAGTTAAGAAAGGATTGATCCCATCATGATTTTAGATATTGTAAAAAAGGCTTTACTCATCCCCCAAGTAGAGACTTATGCTGATGATGAGTTAAACACACACATCAATAGCTGTAAACATTACTTAGAAAGTTGTGGGGTTGATCCTTCTTATATAAATGATGAATCAAATCCAATGGTTAGTACAG